CTTTTATATGTACTAGAATCTATAAATAATACCATGTCATATTATAAACGATACCAAAAGACTATCAAAGAGGTTGCAAAGAAAAACTATAACCGAAGAATAATCTGGTTAAATGAATTTCTTGCACCCCATGCTTGTCACCATTGTGGTGAACCAGAAACAGCGTGTCTTAAATTTTACCCCCACGATAAAGAGATTCGTTTTAAATCTAAACGATTAGGTCTTAATGAAGAATCTAGAAAAGAAGTAGTTGACCTCATAGAAAAATCAAAAATAGTTTGTTCCAATTGTTTTATTAAATACGAACATGACATTATTGATATTATGTAGGTTTTTAATGTTCTTTACTAAGCTGCGAGTGGTCTTTCTGGATTAACACCCAACATATCTCCCCATGCACTATAATAATGTCTCATACCTACTTCATCATGAATAGTACCATTCTCATGTCTACCGTGTAGAATATTTCTTCTTTCTGTACCCTCACGCATTGTAGTACCTTGACCAGCAACACCAATCAAGTCTTCATGTAAGTTACGACCAAAAGGCCCCCATATTGAATTATGATGTTTAATACGAGTAAGTCTTTCTTCTTTGGTATCTTTCTTTAGACCATATCCACGAAACTCTATGAGTACTTGATTAGGCCCAAGAGGTGTTACACTATCGGAACGATACGCACTACCACGCAAGTTAAAATTGAAGCCTGGAAATAAGTCTACCATATACCACTGATTGGGTGGTAGGTTGGGAAAACTAAGTTCACCTCTATCCTCAAACCCTTCATACTCTTCATAATTTACAGTAAAACTACTTACGTTTACATGACCGTTATCAAAGGGTATATTCTTTCTTGCAAAGTATTCATCATTAAAACCAGATACACGATTAAAGTAATGCATAAAGTCGTGATAAAATTCACTGTTGGTATCGTGCCATAATTTATAGTTTGTATCTATGATTGCTTTATGATAATGGAATACTTCCATTTCTTCTGTATCAATTGCATCTGCAATACAATCAAATGCACCAGCAGTCCACTCATCCACACTCTGTGTTGGATTAGGGTCTAATGTAACCCAAATCATACCACCGTGTTTTACTTCACAATGTAGTTCTTTACCAAAAGTTTCATCATTCCACATTTTACCAGAAGGTGATTGTGGGCCATGATTTAAAAATGCTCTTACAGTTTCGCCTGTATTCCATACTATGACATTTTGAAATGCAATCTGTGATGTTCTATAACAAAAAACATTTGGAAGTTCACTCATGTGACAAACAGGCACCCATACTTTTGAAAAAATGTCTTCAATTTCTTTTTGAAAAATTTCAGTGTTATTATAACACTCACTTGAGATATATTCTATGTTAGGCGTTTTAGTCCAATTCTTATGATTACGAGGTGGCATGACGTATCTCCTTTACCAATTATCTTGATAGTCTCGTACTACTGGACTCCATCTTTGTCCGTATTCATCAATAACATTTTCCCCCATTGGGTCATCAATACCGTTATCCATAAATCCGAATGGAGCCATATCTTGTTCTAGTTGGTCTTGTTGTTCTAAGAACATTCTCTCCCTAATATCTACGTTAGTCAATTCTTTAAAATATGTTTGGTTTGTCATCCACGCAAACAATACACAACACATTGCAAGGTCATCCGTGTGACCTTCTTCTGCTTGATATGATTGTCCATGCTTGACAAATGTAGAAAACTCTGTTATAAGGTCATAATCATTAATGATTAACTTATCTGTTTCTATTAATTGTTTGAGGTTAGAACACCCTAACATCTTTACTGATTTGGTTGTTCTTACACCTAACTGTACTTTACCCCCAGAGAAACCAGAACCAAGTATCTGACCAGCTCTACCACGCATAGATGCCATAATTAGATTATCAAACTCTAAGTCATATTGCAGTGCAGTTGCAACTTGTTCACCTATATCATTTACCTCAATCATTACATATGCGTTGTTATATGCTTTTGCAACATCATAGATTACATTGGGGAAAAGTAAAGGTTTGATTTCGTTATTACGATATTTTGCAACAATACGATATGGAAGTTCTGATACATCAAATACAAGAAATGCAGAATAGTCTTGTTCTGTTCCTCTTGCAACATCACACACAATAGTATACAATCTATCTTTATCTGGTTTTACATATAACTCCAACCCAGCATTGCGTTGTATGGGGTCATCAAACACCATAGATTTAATCTTTGTTGGGTGAATAAGGGTATTGATAGAGCCTAAGAATTCACACTCAAATTCACGATTAAATTGTTCTTGTGAGGTGTTTGCAATAGTTTCTTCTTTCCATTTTTCATCTCTGCCTGGGATTTCACTCCAGTGAACGTCAATGGGATTGTAAGAGTTTTTACCACTCTCTGCATCAGACCAAAGTTTATAGAAAAGATTCATACCGTTTGGAGTTGATACGATAACAACCTTAGTATTTTTACCAGATGAAATTGTAGGATACACAGAACTAAAAAAGTCTTCTGCGACATTGTGAGGTACGAAAGCGAACTCATCCAAGAAAATCATATTGTATGAACCACCACGAACTGCACTAGAAGATGTAGAAGATGCAACAATACGAGAACCGTTCTCTAAGTCCAGAGAACCCTTGTTCCAAGACATTACTCCTTGTTGTAACCACTTGGGTAGGTTTTCATATGCAAGTTGTAATCTGGAAAGAATATCTCTTGCAGTTGCAGCTTTGTTTGCAAGTATCGCTACTCTCATCTGTTCGTTGAATAGAACATAATGCAAGATGTAAGATATGATTGTAGTTGTCTTACCAGATTGTCTGGGAAGTTTACATATAGTAAAACGATTATTATGAATCGTTCCTAGTATTTCTTTTTGAAATGGGTATACATCAAAAGGAACAAGACCCTCATCCAGAGATACAATCTTGATGTATTTCTGACAAAAATACAGAGGGTCTTGCATACACTTTTGGTATTCAAGAATTTGGTCTTTTGTCCATTCTACTGGAACATTTGCTTTTTTTAGAAGTGGATTACCAAGGTAATGATTAATATCTGTCATTCAGATATTTAGGTTTACTATTCAGGCACTTTTGGTGCGCTATCTTCCATGTGTTTTGCATATGCAGTTTTGACTGCATCAGTATGAAACTGTGCAACCATCGCTTTTACATCTACACTTTCCTTAGATGAATCTGAGTCTGGTGAGACAACATGGCGTGAGAAAGTTCTTGAAATTTCTACACCATCTTCTTCAATAATAGTAGCAGTTCTCACTTGAATGTGCTTGAACTCGCCTACTACTTCAATTTTATCTTGTTCTGTACGTTTTGTAATCGCCATTATTTTTTCCTTTTGTCCGCCCCTAGAATCCACTAGAGGTATAAAGTTATTTATGCTGTGTAATAAACCAAAATTAATCTGATATCGTAATTGTCAGCATCCATCTCGTTAGCATTTATGCCTGTGCCATTTTCCTCGTGAAAATAAACTATTTGACTGTTTGCATTGCAAAATGGATAAGCATCATTACTGCTAGAATGAAAGTTGCCTTGATACACAATAAAACCACCACCATCAAGACTACCAACTGTAAAAGGTAGCCCTGTAATTGATACTTGTGAGCCGCCTCTAGTACCAGCAGATACCGCTATTGACGCATGGGCAGTTACCAACCTTCCTACCTTTGTGTACGTTCCAGTTTGTCTTGTATGTGTTGGACTAGAGGAATATCCACCAGACATGGTTGGCGTCCATGTGCCTTCTTCATAATCGTCAAGGGCGTTAGCCGCACCAGTTCCACCAATATGTAATCCAGCAGAACTTAAACGCATCCTTTCAGCACCACCAGTATTAAATCTCATAGTATCACCGTTGTGATAGTATCCGATTTCCCCAACACCAGTTGCATCTGGGTCTGTCATATACAAACGACTTTCACCAGTAGTGCTTGCACTTTCAATTTCTACAGTAGATTGGGTTGCCCCCAAAACCGACAATTGATATGTTGGTGAAGTTTGATTAATACCTACTTTATCGGCAGATGCATCTACAAATAGTGTATTTGTATCTACCGTAAGGTCACCAGAAAGAACTGCATTATTACTTACAGTAATATTACCAGAACCAGTTCTTGTTGCGATTGTATCTACTTTAATTGTTGACATATCTTTATCCTAACAAGTATCCCATAAACCTACACTCTGGTGCATTATTATAGTATGTAGCAGAACTAGCACCAAACAAAAAATTAACCTTTACAGTATCATTTGCTGACAAATTGAACATTTGAGTCATATTTGCGTTACTGTGAGCAGTACTTGCATTTATTGATTGGTAAGTGTAAGTTGTGTTTGAACCATTTATAGCCATGTAGGGATATAATTGATTATTACCATGTCCTTGGGTTAATCCCAGATGGAGATGAAAAAGGTATGTTCCAGCTACTGGGGCAGTAAAGGTATAATTTGAATTATTATAATGACTACCTATATTCTGAACAACATTGGGAAATGGAATAGGACTGGTGTTAATATAAGCAGCATTAGAACCAGTAGCAATAAAAGAAACTTGATTTGGTTTAAATACACGACCACTATTATCAATAGTCATGGTGGTAACTGGAGTTTGATTATCTGCATTAGCATTTTGTAATGCAAGAAAAGTTAAACTCCCAGCATTATCATATGTGCTTATTGCGTGACCTTTGAGTCCTCTTGTTCTGAATGTGTTTGCATTTGTTCCGTGTTCTGCACTAAAACCAATAAATGGTTGACCACCACCACTCATTGCACCAAGAGTTGAACGATAACCAGCTGCATTACCATGCCCCCATTCAAGACTATTACCAGCGTTAACAACGCTCATTATTCCAGCACTTGAAACTGGTGTACTTGCACCAACTTGTAAATCACCAGATAATGTAGCACCAGATAATGTAGAGGCACCAGTAACACCAAGTGTTCCACCAACTGTTTGGTTGCCAGGCACCACAAGATTGTGTCCAGAACCTAAACTTACGTTTCCAGAACCAGCAACATTTTCAATTGTATCTACTTTAATCTTGGATGACATCTACTTTTTCCTTATTCTACTGAAGGTGGTTTCTGATTGTCAGATACATTTTTTGCAGTATCAACTACCTTCAGTTCAAACGCTTGAGCAACTTGTGCATCAGTACCAGTTGCAATTGCAATAGAATTTGCATTACAATGTGCGACTAGAGCTGCAATAATTTCTTCTTGTGCAATACGAGCACGATTATGAATTGCGTTATCACACCAATCTTGGACTGAATAAGCAGCATACTCAAGACACTTTACTTGTGTGTCTGTTACTGTTACTTTAATCTCTGCCATTATATTCTCCTATTAATTCTATTTATGCATCATCTCTTTGTTTACGATTTTTGTAATCACTTCTCGCAGTTACAAGCGCAACAAAGTCTGCTTGATTTGATGGTATACTATCTGTGAATGAATCATCATCCATTAATTTTGTTGTCCACTCTTGTTGCATACGTTTCCAAGCATTGTTGATTTTACCATCTACTGCTTCTTGAATCCAAGAATCTAGTCCAGCATTATCTGTGTCATTATACAAATCGTTTGATAATATTTTTTGTTGTAAGTCTGTTAAACTTACTGTTTTAGTATGTGTTGCCATTTTTAATCTCCTTTAAGATTGCTTATTTCAGCATGGGTTTATAATAGTAAGCATCCACTAACTTGTGAATCACCATGTATGTCTGTTTGAGCACCACCACCAGATACATATACGGCAAAGAAAGTAGTATCATTAGCATCCATATCACAAATCTGTGAACCAGAAACACTAAAGTTTGAATCAGAACCCATAAAAGCAGATGGATTCCAAGTTTGTTGATATTGTTTATTACTTGTTTTGATATGCACATCAAGAGTAGTATGACTAGCATCTAATTGTGTGAAATAAAATAAGTAAGTAAATAAGTATTTTCCAGTAATGGGAGCGGTAAAAGTATTTCCAGATAAATGACTACCAACATTAAATCTTGGAGAAGATAAAGTTACTGTGGTTTGTGTTGTTAGGGGTATATTAGTTGTGGTTGCAGTTGCACTAAAAGCTGGTTGAGTTGGCATAGTTATATGACCATCTTTAATTGACATGGTAGTTGCACCAGCAGCATTACTAAATCGTAAATCATCTGCTCCACCACCACCAATTTGTCCAGCAATATTGCCTGCGTGTTTGAATACTGCTCTATACTGATTTGGGCCATTTAAATTAAACCTAGTATCTCCAGCATCAGTTCCATGAGTTGTAGAACCAACTAAGGTACTTAACCCATTTGCAGTAAGAGTACCAGTAGTAGTAAGTGTTCCACCAACTGTTGCATTAGATTCTACTTGAAGAGTATCACCAGACTCAATCTTGACTGTGTTTGCATCTCCACCAGATGTTAGTCCTGCTATTGTTGTTACTGAAATTTTACTCATATCTTATACCACCGAAAGTTCACCGTTGATTGTAAGTGTAACTCGAC